GTGAAAATAACAAGGCTGTCGGAAAATCAGAGGTTTGTTTTCAGATGGTGGACGGCACGGGATCTTAGTGATTACGACGGGATAATCTGTGACGGTGCGGTCAGATCGGGCAAGACCTTTTGTTTGTCGGCGTCTTTTATGACATGGGCAATGACTAATTTTGACGAGTGCATTTTTGGGCTATGCTCAAAAACTATCGTGTCGCTGAAAAGGAATATCCTGCCTGCGCTCAGGGGGTATATGAAAGCCATGGGCATGACGGCTGTGGAGGTCACGTCAAAGAACTATATGGACGTGAGCTTTTGCGGTAGGAAAAACAGGTTTTACTATTTTGGCGGCAGGGATGAAGGCTCGCCCTCTCTTATTCAGGGCGTGACCCTTGCGGGGGTGCTTCTTGACGAGGCGGCACTTATGCCTAGAAGCTTTATAGAGCAGGCTGTGGCAAGGTGTTCGGTGGCGGGGAGCAAGCTGTGGTTCAACTGCAATCCTGACAATCCTTACCACTGGTTCAAGAAAGAGTGGATAGACAAGGCGGAGGAAAAACGGCTTATCTACAGACATTTTGTGCTGGAGGACAATCCGACCCTTGACCGGGCGGTGATAGAACGCTATCACAGGATATATACGGGGACGTTTTACGAGCGTTTTGTACTTGGCAAATGGACGGCGGCAGAGGGGCTTGTTTACCCTATGTTCGACGAGGAGAAAAACGTCTTTGAGGGGGATATACAGTGCGAGCGGTATGTAATAAGCTGTGATTACGGCACTGTTAATCCTTCAAGCTTCGGGCTTTGGGGCGAGAGTGGTGGAGTATGGTACAGGCTCAGGGAGTATTACTATGATTCTCGCCGTGAAGGTATGCAGAAAACTGACGAGGAGCATTACAAGGGGCTTGAAGAGCTTGCCGACGGGCTTTGCATCGAAAAGGTCATTTGCGACCCCTCGGCGGCTTCGTTCATACAGTGCATACGCAGGCATGGAAAATTCACTGTCCAGCCTGCAAAGAACGACGTTGTTTCGGGTATCAGGCTTGTGTCGGACTGCATAAAGGACGGCAGGATAAGGATAAACCGCAGGTGTCGTGATACGCTTCGTGAGATAAATCTTTACCGCTGGGACGAAAAGGCAGGAAAGGACGCACCTGTGAAAGAGAACGATCACGCCATGGATGATATGAGATACTTTGCAGCAGAATGTCTGGGACGTGAAAAGGACGACTTTTTTGTGCTGACAGTTGAACATTAGTACGAAAAAGTGTACAGAAAGAAAGGAGAGAAAATGAGTATTTTCAGAAAGAAGGTCCGTGAATTTGTGCCGAACACGGCAGGCTCTGACAGAGAGTCGGGGTTTCATTACAGGCTTGCGCCTGAGGGGGTTTTTCAGCAGGAGCTTTATGACGCACTGAGGGCGAACGTGCCTGTTATCGACGCTTGCTTCGGCAAGATAATAAGGCTCACAGGGGGCTTTAAGGTTACGGCTTGTGACGAGAGGGCGCAGGTGGAGCTTGACAGGTTTTGCAGAGAGGTTTCCGTGGGGGTGTCGGGAAAGTCCATTTACACTTTTGCGGATATGTATCTGGATTCACTGCTTACATACGGCAAGGCGATAGGCAGGATATATGCAGATTACAGAACTGGAAAGGTCAAGGGGATATATGTTGGCGACCCGACTTTGTACAGAGTGCGTGAGGGCAGGAACGCTTTTGAAAAACGTATTTTTTACATGGGAAGCGGTGAGGAGATACCGGTAAGAAGTCCTGAAAAACTGCTTTACACGGCGCTCAATCCTAGTCCTAAGCACCCTGACGGAGTGTCCATACTCCGTGGATTGCCTGCGCTGAGCGAGATACTTATGCGAATTTACGAGTGCATGGGGCAGAACTTCGACAGGGTAGGAAATGTGCGCTATGCGGTGACTTATCACCCTGAGGGGGAGAGCGACAGGGCGAGAGCCAAGGAACGTGCAGAGCAGATAGCTCAGGAATGGAGCAGGGGCATGAGGGCTTCACGAAACGGCTCGGTGCAGGATTTTGTGGCTGTGGGCGATGTGGACATAAAGGTCATAGGCGCTGACAATCAGATGATAGACACGGAGATACCTGTCAGACAGCTTATGGAACAGCTTGTAGCGAAGCTTTCAATACCACCGTTTTTGCTTGGGCTGAACTGGTCAACCACTGAGCGAATGTCTGCACAGCAATCGGATATCCTCACAAGCGAGCTTGAATATTACCGCAGACTGCTTGAACCTATACTCAGAGAGATATGCGAGGCGTTTTTAAGGCTTAACGGATATGCTTGTGGGGTGGAGATAGAGTGGGACAACATAAATCTTCAGGATGAGGAAGCGTTGGCGAAGTCAAGGCTTTACAATGCGCAGGCTAAGGCGGCGGAGCTAGAAAACGAAAGGGTAGAGAACGAGAGAAAAAAGGAGGAAATGCAATGAGCGAAACAGTATCAGGCGAGGAGCTTGAAAAGATAAACGGCTATGCGAGAGAGCCGCTCGCGGAGGACAAGGTCTTTGTTTTCAGGGTGGCGCTTTGTGACAATGACATTGACAGAGATGGTGAAAAGTTTTCATCAGGCGCTTTGAGGAAGCTTGCGAAGCTTTTTAAGGGCAGAACGGGTATTTTCGACCATGACCCTAAAAGCTCAAAGCAGACTGCTAGAATATTTGACACTTGGGTGGAAACTCTGCCTGAGAAAACTACGACAGACGGCGAGGTCTACCGCAGACTTATGGCAAAGGCTTACATGGTGCGAACTGCTTCTAACAGCGATCTTATAAGCGAGATTCAGAGTGGAATAAAGAAAGAAGTATCCATTACCTGCACCATGGGAGAGAAGCTTTGCTCTGTATGCGGAGAGGATATGCACAAGGGCGGCTGTGACCATGAAAAGGGGTGTGAATACGGCGGTAGGCTGTGTTATCACATTCTTGACGAGCCGCTTGAAGTTTACGAGTGGTCGTTTGTGGCAGTGCCTGCGCAGGTGCAAAAAAATGGCACTAAAAGTTTGGCAACAAGGAGAGACGACAATGCGTGAAATATTATTTCGTGGCAAACGCATTGCCAATGGCAAATGGGTTCAGGGTTATCCCTGCCGCTATGGTTGGATAGGAAAAGAAAAAGACTATATCATTCCCGATTATGCAAGTGCATTATATACAGCCGAAATTGACCCTGAAACTGTCGGTCAATATACAGGTCTGACGGACATGAACGGCAACAAGATTTTTGAGGGGGATATTGTTGTATCCGATTACATAGATTACGAAGATGAGCGTGGCGTAATTCAATGGGACAGTGATATTGCAAAATTTATTATAACATTTTCTACGTTTACGATAGATTTTGATAATGTGTACGGACGTGAACTTGAGATTGTCGGAAACGTTTATGACAATCCTGAACATTTGGAGCGAGGTAATTCCATATGACTAACCGAAAAATCAGAGACTACCAGCGAAACCGCAAACTCAAAGGCATTGTTGACGCAAACTTCAAGACCTTTGCGACTGTGGCTATAGCTCTCAAACAGCTGTTTCCACACGACTGGTACAACAAAACCATAACTGACTTTACATCATCATATGCCGAGTTTACGGCGCATATGAACAGCTATGATGCAGAAGCATACGATTTCCGCGTTGAAGATTCTTGCCGCAAGCTGAACATCAGTGACAGCGACACCTACGATATTATTTTCAGGCTTAACGGCAAGCTCCCTGCTGAGATTTTTCTTGCACTGCAAAACAACTTGAAATGTATGCTGATACATTTGCGCTTGAATTGCAGCATTGGCTCACAGAGATATGCAAAACTAATTGCATATCTAAAATCAGACGCCAAGATATGCGGACAAGCAGATCTTACAGCACTCGGCTTATCGTTCGACGATGACATCGACTATCGTAAACTCAAATTCAAAACCGAGCAACCGACTTATTCCGACGGAATTAAAGCTCAGCAAATACTGAAAGCACTGAAAGCATACCAAGACGAGGTGATTAAATGTCAGCAACAGCTTTCGAGCAAATCAAAGAACGACTTACCTGCGTCGAGTACGCACGCAGGATAGGTCTTGCAATAAACAAACCAGGTGACAGATGCGTATCCCCTTTGCGGTCCTCAGCAAACAACAAGTCATCGTTCGTTGTCTACGACGACTATTACTATGACCACGGAGACTCCAAGGGCGGTGACGTTATCGACTTCTGCGCCAACTGTGAGTTCAACGGGAACCGAGCAGAGGCACTCCATAAACTCGCAGATCTCACAGGAGTAACCCTCAACTATCAGACGGACAACTGGAAATCTGCACTTGATTCTCGCACAAAACTCGTTGAGAAGTGGCACTCTCAGCTGCGCCCAGAGGATATCGACTATCTGCATGGCCGTAACATCAACGATCAGACCATTAACCGCCTGAAAATCGGCTACACAGGTGAGGGCTATCGCGTAGAACTCCCCGACAAAATAGCTGAACACTATGCTGCTAATCGTATATGTATCCCATATTTCAAAAACGGATATATAGCTTCCTGGAACGCTCGTGCAACGTCAGATAAGCAGAATGTCAAGTATCTCAAGCCACCAGCCTCAGACAACTCTGACCGAGCTGTTATCTGGGGTATGCACACACTCAATCGCACGTCGAGCAACCTCCCTCTCGTTATCTGTGAGGGAGCGTTTGACGCTTTAAGCTATGAGCAGGAAAACTATCCGATACTAGCGACTATGGGCGGAGCTTTCAGCAAATCTAATCGCGAACAGCTTCCTGTGGTAATCTCAGCCGCTAAGCAGTTTCCATATGTCCTGCTTAGTTTCGACACCGACGAGCCTGGCAGAAAATTCACTCTTAAACTTGGCAAGCAACTATTCTCGCACCGCATACCTTTCAAGGTAGCGGCTATCCCACCTGCATTCAAGGACGTGTCCGAATATTACTCGCACGGCTATCCGCTTGCAGATCTCGTTGACAATGCCGCCCCAGGTGTCAATGAACTTGCCAAGCGACTTACGGACCGCGAGGAACTCAAGCAGTTCTGCCACGAAGCCGCACGCTGGGTAGCCAAGCCTGAGCTATCAGATTTATTCTCAGCTATCCGCGAGAACATCTCGATATACCGTCCTGAGATGTCAAGCGACTATCTCAACGAATTGCGCAAGTCCTGCTTCGCATCCCCTAACGAGGATATAATAGCCAAATACGTTGCCAAGCGACATAATCTCAGATATCTTGCCAACGTGGGCTTCTACGAATATTCGCATGGCTACTGGCAAGCTCTCGATGATGATGTCATCGGCGGCTACATATCTCGTGAGCTGGGCTCATATCGCACAGGCAGCAAGCTCACATCAATTACGAAGCTTCTCCGCACCGACTGTATCACGCAGGAACAGTTTAATAAGCAACCTCTCCTGAGCTTCATCAACGGCACGCTAGACCTCAGAGACCTCACATTCCGTGAGCACTCCCCGTCTGATATGCTCACGGTACAGTTCAATTTTCCATACGTCCCCGGTACAACGTCTGAACGCTGGAACAAATTCATATACGACGTTTCAGCCGGTGACGCTAAGCGTATGTCGCTCTTGCAGGAGATAGCAGGATATATTCTCTATACAGATTGCTCCTTGCAGTCATGTGCCTTTCTTCTCGGTGAGGGCTCAAACGGCAAGTCCGTGTATATTGAAACCCTGCAATCTATTTTCCCGAAAGATGCTCAAACGACTTTCGAGCTGTCAGGCCTTGTTGAGGACTTCAAGCGAATTAAGCTGATGAACTCTCTCGTCAACTTTGGCGAGGAAACCAACACGGACGTTAAGGGCGCAGAGTCCGTTTTCAAGCAAGTCGTTGCAGGTGGTGCGATCTCAGGCTGTTTCAAGCATAAAGATTTTGTGGACTTTATCCCACGAACAAAATTTATCTTTGCGTGCAACAACATTCCGCACTTTAAGGACTTCTCATATGGCCTTGAACGTCGTATGCTGTTCGTTAAATTCTCACGCCGCTTTGTGGACGAGCCGGACCCCGGCAAGCCGAACGAAATGAAAGCGGACCGCACTCTCAAGGACAAGCTCCTTGCGGACAAGCCTGCAATCTTCAACTGGATACTCGAAGGCTATAACCGCCTCAGACAAACCAGCGCATTCACTGTAACGGACGACTCTGAGGACCTCAAACAATCCTTCCGCGAGGTTATCAACCCTGTTTCGGAGTTTGTTTCCGAAGAGCCGTATGCTGAGTTTTTTAATACTCAAAGCACCGACTATATCAGCAACACAAAGCTGTATCAGTTTTACCGCACATGGTGTGAAGAAACAGGACATCATGCCAAAGCACTTTCGTCATTCAGCAGAGAGTTTAAGCGACTTACTGAAGATAAGTTAATTGCCGTGCGCAACATGAAAGAGCGAGGATATCAGCTCAAGGATTCTCAGCAGAAAGTCAGCATCTATAACGGCGACGGCTTTGATGAACTTCTCTGACCGCCCATGGCAGCCGCCTATGACAGATGTATCTGCGCAATCCGACATGTTATCCGTCATAATCCGTCATGGGCTCTCGCTTGTTAACAATCAGTTCACAAAACGCACGTTTGTTCTTGCTTATGACAGATATAAAACCACATCTGTCATGGGTAATCCGTCATCTGTCATAGCCCCTATATTCCTAGCTTTGCGGGGTGCTTATGACAGCATGACAGATACTTTTAACAAAGTACAAATATTAATAAATATAAATACATATAGAAAAAACGAAATTTTGTCATAAAGTCATGTCATTCCGTCATATCCGTCATAAGGAGGTTTTATAATGTCCAATTACGCCGATTATCTCAGCTGCATTTCAGACCCGCATATCTATGCTGTGATGAAATGTATTTACATTCAAAAGCTCACGCAGGAACAAACTGCCGAGCAACTTTGTATCTCACCCTCGACTGTCTATCGCGTTCACAAGGTAGGCTGTCGCACAATCAATGAAATTATCCAAGGAGGTGTTCAGAATGGCAAATGATGTTGTAAAAGGCAGAGGCGGTAAAAATAACTTCGGTACGTCCAATAAGACAGCTCTTGCGAAAGATGGTGCTTTTGTCGGAAAAATGGTCAGAGAAGTCTATGTTGCTTACAAACAGCCAAAAGTAAAGTCAAATGCAGAACTTGCAGATAGACTCGATAAGTATTTTAAACACTGTGCTGAAAATAATATCGTTCCTACCGTTGAGGAAATGTGCCTGTTCACTGGCTACTCAATCCAGACTGTCTGGGATTGGGAAAAAGGCAGAACACACCCGTTTGACGAGGGGGAGTTGAACGTTTCGACGTCCGAAATTATAAAAAATGCCAAGAGTTTTATGCGTGCTTTTGACGCAAAATTGGTGCAAGCAGGCAAGCTCAATCCTGTGACTTACATCTTCCGTGCAAAGAACTATTACGGCATGACCGACAAGCAGGAAGTTGAGGTCACAAAGACCAATCAGCTAGGCGACAATCTGACCGACGATGAGCTTGCAAAGAAGCTCATGAAAGAAACTGAGGTCATAGACGTTGAAGCTTCGGAAGCTGAGGAATAGCAAGCGACTATCACTCACGCACTGAGCGACTATCGAGCGACTATCAAGCGACTATGAAACGCACACGGAAACGTAAAAATTTTCACACGCAATAGTCGAAATAAATATGAACAGAAAATCGGCAAGAAAACAGCCGAAAACACGCCGCCTGAGGGGTTGACCTTTGGGCGGCGGTGATTTTATCGAAAAATCATGCACGCGCCACAAGACGGCTAGTAAGCCCCGTATGACGTTTTAGCATTTAGTGCAGTAGTTTTATAGGCGACACGCTAGAACGTCATAGGACACACGCTAGGCACATTGTAGAACGTCATAATAATAACGATACTGTGAAGATATCACCGACAAGCCCCCTAGCACGTCGCAAGAGCTGTCGGACAGCGTTGAGCGGTAAAGATATAGGGGCGTGATATCGGACCACATAGGCGGGCGAATAGGTGGCAAGGGACGGAATAGAACAACAACGCCCGCCCCACGATCAGCGGAGCAGGCAAAAAAGCCCACCAAAGCCGGAGCCTTGGCGGGTGAAAATATAGGGGGCTGATATCGTCAACCCCCTAGAACGATTATTTAACGCTTCGCCGTTCTGATAACCACCAGAACGGGGAGCAGAAGCAGAGCTATTATTAGCATGCGGTCACCGCCTCGCCCTGGTGCGTGATGTCCATTTCACGCATACGAATGCATTCGGCAACCAGTTCATTGATATTATCCTGTGTCCATTCACGCAGATAATCAAAATTAATAACGCGTCTGTTGCCATCATCTGATAGTTTTTCAGTGATGTTATACAGTCCCCAGCAGTTGCCGTTGATGTCGTAGTAGTATGTTTCAACGGCGATATGTGTTGGCAGCATGGTTTTTATAAAACCCGCCTTGCGCCATACCCGCATATTGTCATGTGGGTTGTTTAAATCGTGGTCACATCGTGTGACCTCAACGGCGAAGCGATCACCGACGCGGTATAATATCCGGCGATCATCGACGATTGTTTCAACGTCGGTGACAAATTGCATATAGTGGTTTATGATCTGCTGTTCAATTGTTAACGGTGTTACATATCCTTTGGCTGTCCACGCATTGGCTACCTCGCCAGGTTGTAACGGCTCATAGCCAAGATATGCGGCTGTTCCTGCTCTTCTTGGTTCAAGACCCTTTGTTCTTGCGTCGTCCTCTGCTTTTTTCGTCCAGATGTAATTGATGTTTTTCATAGTGTTGTACCTCCTGCTATTCATTAATCGTGTAGCTGTATGGTTTGCCGTCCTCGGCTCTGCGTGCGGCGCATATTGGGATGCCGTGCATATTCGTTATTAACACGCTGTCTCCGCCGAGGTTCTGCAGGTGTTTCGCTGCGTTTCTGCTGGTGCTGATGATCGTGTTTCTGTAACCGTAGTGTACTAGATAGTTTTTCATGTTTTACCTCCTGCCCTGTGGGCTGTCTTGCTGTGGTTTTTGTTTCTGTTATTATAATATCAGATATTTCTGATATTGTCAACCCTTTTTAATCAATTTTTTCTGATATTTTTTATCTTTGTTGAATGTGTACAAAAAATCAAAAGATATTGCACACATTTGCACAAACAAGATCGTAGAAAACAGCCGCTATTATTATATATACCTTTATAAACGGAAAAATGACCCACCCCCGGGGGTCTTACAGGACGGACCCAACCCCTTCACTCAACCCCCCGACTAGAAAAAATATAAAAAAGGGGTTGACACAAACAGATATATCTGATATAATATAAGCAACAAAGTAACGGAGGTAGTAACAATGAACATTTGCAAAATAATCGCCAGCGTCATGGCAGACACGAAGACGACGCAAAAATCGCTATTGCTCAAAATCAATGCACTTGCCGGCAAGCAGGTGATAAAGTCACAATCGGTTGTTTCCGAAAGGTTGAAAAACAAGAACATTGGCGTTGATAAAGCATTTGAAATGTTAGACGCAATGGGCTATGAAATAATCATACAGCCAAAAAGCACGCGTGGCAAAAGAGCAACGGGATCATATGTGATAACAAAAGAGGATGAGCAGGAAGAAGAATAATGAATGGAGAAACAGCAGGTCAGGCAGGGTGAACAGCAGTAAGCATAAAGGGTGATGTGCAATGGTATACGGATATGCAAGAGTCAGCTCTGTAGGTCAGATAGACGGAAACAGCTTTGAAGACCAAGAGAAGCTGATAAAAAGCAACTATCCAGATGCAGAAATACATCTGGAACAGGGGTCAGGCGCAAAAGAGCGTAAAGTGTTGAATGAAATAATGGATAAAGCAGTTTCAGGTGACACGATAGTGGTTACAAAGCTTGACCGCTTCTGCAGGTCAACAGCGTTAGGGCTGGAATATATCGAGCGTATGAGAGCGAAAGGTGTTAAGATACACATACTCAACATGGGTCTGATAGAAAACACACCAATAGGCAAACTAATTATCACAAACCTATTGGCATTTGCCGAGTTTGAGAGAGCAATGATACTAGAAAGGACACAATCAGGCAAAGCCATTGCGCGGCAAAAAGAGGGCTACCAGGAAGGCAGACCGAAAACTGTAAACATACCTGATGAGGTAAAGCAAAAGGTCGATAGCGGAGAAATGACAGTAGCCGCCGCCTGCCGTGAGCTTGGCATAAGCCGTTCAACGTGGTATAATGAAATGAGAGCAGCAAGATAAGAACAGAACGATAAGAGCATAACGATAATAAAAAGATAGAGCGTGCCAAGTGCCGAGTGCCAAGTGCCACATAGCTGACGATGAAAGGAGGCTAATTGTGTGGCACTATTTTTATGCCATGCAGAAAAGTATGATAGATCTGACAGTAGTAGGCAACAGAGCATTAAGCAAAGAAGATATGTTTAAGCTTGCCCAAAAACAGGCAAATGGCGAGTTGAAAACAGAACAGCTCCTGCTAGAAACGTTGAAAGTTCAGGACGAAAAGAAGAAACCGATGATAAAGGCGGCAAAGCATAGCTATGAGAGCGCAATGAGAAAAACAAGCGAACTTGCAAAAGCAGGCAAAGCAAAACTCGCGAAAGAGTGGTATGACCTCGCTCACAAATTCGTACTGTGGGCAGGCGACAGCGATTTTGACGCATATATGCTGGCTTCGGAATGGAACAGAGAACCAAGCGCAAAGTTTTGGGCGCCAAGGAGAGCCGTTCTTGAGGGCAAGCACAAGCTGGCAACGCAGATACAAGAGTTCATAGACGATGAGGACGCCCTGTTTCTGAGCTTGAGTACACCCCCAGGTGCAGGCAAGAGTACGCTTATAAAGTTCCTGCTGTCATACATTGCAGGGTTGTTTCCGCAGTCTGCGAACATCTACACATCATACTCAGACGGAATGTCGAAAATGATGTATGACAGTGTGGTATCAATGTTAACGGACACAAGCGAATATGGGCACAACGATATATTCGACAATGGTATGCCTACATTGAGTGCAGAGTACAACACTATATCGTACAGGAAGAAAGGCGACTTCCCTACTATCGGAGTTATCTCCCTGGGCGGTTCGGTAACAGGCCGAACGAGAGCAAATAAGTTCATGATAACAGATGACCTCGTAAAAAATGCGGAAGTGGCAAGAAACCCGCAAAGGCTTGAAACGCTGTGGCAGGATTACAGAGATACGCTGACAACCCGACAGATAGGCGATAATGTAAAGCAAATAATGCTCGGTACGATATGGAGCTTGCATGACCCTATCAGCCGAATGCGAACTGATCATGAGGGAGATCCGCGATATAGATTTATTGCGATACCCGTATGTGACGATAACGGCCATAGTAATTTCAATTACAACTGTGCGGACAGGTACACAGATAAAAAAATACGTGACATAAAAGCAGACATAGATAATGTCACATTTAGTTGCCTGTATATGCAGCAGCCTATGGAACGTGAAGGTCTGCTCTTCCATAAGGACGAAATGAACTGGTATAACGGAACACTGCCTGACGGCTCTGCAAGAAGAATAGCTGTGTGTGACGTAGCGTGGGGCGGTGACTATCTGGCAATGCCAATAGGATATCTGTATGAAGACGGAAGTTTGTTTTTGCAAGATGTGGTTTTCAGCAAGGGTGATAAAAAAGTCACACAGCCAATGGTTGTGGCAAAGAGCATACAGCACCAGATACATCAGGAGAGGTTTGAAGGTAATAACGGCGGAGATGAATATGCGAATGAGATAGATAAACAGCTGAGAGCACAGAACGTCCACATAAACATCAGCAGTAAACGTGCGCAGACAACGCAGAGCAAGCTCAGCCGAATATTGCAGTATGCGCCAGATATAAAGCAGGTGTATTATCGCAACGATAACGGCAGAGGTGAGATGTACGATAAATTTCTTGAAAATCTGTTTGCATTTAATCAGAGCGGTAAAAACGCACATGATGACGCCCCTGACAGCATGGCACAGCTGTGTGCGTTTGCAACAAATGGCGTAGGTGCAAGTGTGGAGATTATCAAGAAGATTATATAGGGGGACTTATAGGCAGACGCTGAAATGAAAGTGAATTGTGCAACATGAACAAAAATGTTGAAAAATATTTTACACAGTGTGAAGTGGAAAAAGTTGAAAAGTAGTATTATAATAGGCTTGTCAGGAGGGATAGGTAATGGATAATAGGCGCATACATAATAGGCGCATAGATGTATATTGTCCGAGCTGTGCGGCGGCAGGCATAAAGCGAAAGCTTATGGAAGTCGATAATGACGCAAAGGGCGTTATCTATCCATACTGCAAGGGCTGCAAGAAAAACGTTGCAGTTAAATTGCCCATAAGTGCTGAAAAGCACCTCCGTTAAGTTAATTTACGGGGCGAAAGCCCCGTATGTTCCGCAAAGTCAGAGTGGGTGCAATTCCCACACGGAACACCAAGCCTGTTATAAGTCTGTCGGCCAAGGTCGATAACGAATAACTTAAAAACCACACATTGATGGCTGTGTGTCGCTGGGTAGAATAGCCTAGGGTACTTTTTTACAATGAATTTATTTTCCTTAAAGCTAAATTCATTTCGTCAGCTGGAACGAAATCCAGCCAACCAACGGGTTAATGCTTAATCCCGTATCAAAAGGCATATCATTCCTTTACTCTGCCAACACTGATGAGTGTTCGGGCAGGATCGCAAAGCTGTATTGCAACAGGTACAGCTTTGAATTTGCAGGTTGAGAGCGTGCCAGCTTGATATCTGCTCCATTTGGCAACTGCTACCCTCACCCACAAAGCAGTTGCCATGCAAGCTTGTCCAGGCTTGATCTCCTTTCTGTTTTTACAGCGGCGGTAACACGCCGCACATGTCGGCTGACAGTGTGAGTCTGAAAGTCGGCACCATAAGAAACTTTACAACAAAATAACAAATTTTATTTACCTGAGTGCATAACGGGCTGACAACTCGCTCAGAAATCGACAACCGGAGGCGTCTTGTGTGTACGGATACGTTCGCAAGGGGGCTTATTAATGGCTGTGAGGCTATCAATGGAGAGAGCATTCTCAATCGAAGTCGGTTGTGCACATAAAATGTATAGTCAAAGGCTTTGCAAACTTGCCGTCAGAATAATAGACGGTCTCTGTGAGACAATAAGCCCATAAGCTGTGAGCTGGTGCTTGCAAGCCAATGTGGGTAATACCAAAACAATCTGATAGCCACGTTGAAATAAGGCAAGAAGCAAGAAAGAGTAGCATAAATCGTGAAACAAAATTTGCTGAAAGTCATGTGAAATTTGCGGGCATTAATCTCGCGTAGGATACAAACGGGTAAGAAGCTTGTGGGTCGCTCCTGCAAGCTCAGCCTTATCCGCCTAGTGGCTGAATATGATTAGAATTTTATGTGTAAAGCGAAAGCTTGAATAGAATTTGTTATTTTGTTGTAAAGAGAATATTAAGTTTAAGTGCCAAGTGTTTAATTACCAAGTGCCTATTAGTTATCTAAAAAAAGATAGCTGATAGGCACTTTTTTTGTTGCACGGAGGTGAAACAATACGGAATTACACGGCCGACGAAAAATCTTTCTGAATGAAAGAGATATTACAGAAGAAAACATTATTGAAATAGTTCGGAGAGCGGTCGCAACTCACGAATTGAACCGAGAAGAAATTGAGTATCTCCACAACTATCTACGTGGTAAGCAACCAATTTTAAATCGTGTCAAAGAGGTTAGGCCTGAGATTAATAACAAAATTGTTGAAAACCATGCATTGGAAATAAACAATTTCAAAGTCGGTTTTATCTTTGGCGAACCTGTTCAGTATGTTAAGCGTGGAAATTGCGAGCTTGATAATACAGGAAGCGATGCTCCATCAGATAATGGTGTGGCGGCTCTCAACGAGTATATGCAAGAGGACGATAAAGCTGCCAAGGACAGAGAGCTAGCTGAGTGGATAAATCAATGTGGTGTGGGATATAGGCTCGTACTTCCCTCTGATGTGGACGAAGATGTTCCGTTTGAAACATATATACTTGACCCTAGAAACACGTTTGTTATCTACAGTAATGACTATAAACGCAAGCCTGTTATTGGTGTGACATACTCTAGCTACAGATTTGCAAACGCAGATATAACAAGCTACAGGTCATTTGACATTTACACCGATGAGTGGTATTGGCGTATCGACTTCAAAAACGGCGAAGGCGTTGTGGCTAGATCACAGCCGAACAACATCGGCTATATTCCGATTATCGAGTATGAAAATAATCCTGAACGTTTAGGCTCATTTGAGACAGTTATAACACTTTGCGATGCTATAAACAACATTGACAGTAATGACATTGACGGAATTGAGCAGATAATACAGGCGTTTACATGGTTTGACAACATAGATATCGACAAAAAACAGCTGCAAGAGCTCAAAGAGCTTGGTGCAATAAAAACCCGTTCGCAAGAAGGGCGTCAAGCGTCAATAAAAAATATCGAAACAAAGCTCGATATTTCACAGACTCAGGTAGCTAAAGATGACCTATATGATCGAATGCTGACGATTGCGAGTGTACCTGATCGCCGAGCAAGTGCAGGTGGCAACACAGGTCAAGCTCTGATAATCGGTGAAGGCTGGGTAATGGCTGAAAGTGCTGCCAAAGCTTTTGAGTTGATGTTCGTGAAGCCTGAAAAGCAATTTTTAAGAGTCATTCTGAAAATCTGCAAGAATACTCGAAACTGTAAGCAGGAAGTCAAAGATATTAAGCTTCACGATATTGATGTGAAGTTTACTAGAAACAAGACTGACAACCTGCTCACCAAGACACAAGGTCTGATGAATATGTTGCAGGCAGGCATTCACCCAAGAATAGCTATTTTGCACTGCGGATTGTTCTCTGACCCTGAACAGGTTTATCAGGACAGCAAGCCATACTTAGAAGCAACAACGCAGCAACAGCATGATACGGGTAATTTTGCCGTAAATACCACTGTAGCTGATGAAATGCTCAAAGCTATAGGAGCTATGGACAACAACGGCGGTGATAACAGTGGCAACGCTTAAATTTGATGAGCTTAACGTGTTGTGGTTTAACAAAATGGAGCTGCCAACCGCCGAAAAGCTGTTGCGAATAGAAATGGCGGCAGTGTTTGAGCGAGAACTCAATAAGATATTTTCCTCACAGCGTGAGCGTGCTGACAGCGACAAATATCTGCTATATGCAACAGTGTATGCAACGATAATGTCAAGCACGTACATCGAGATTACAAACAATTATTTTTTAAAGTATGTTCTGAACATAGCAAGCAATGTAAAGGGGCTATCGGAATATTCCCAAAAATGGATTGTTAAGCACTCGGAGCAGTTTGCAAAGGAAATTCAGCAGACAACTCAAAGGCTTATTGAAAGTGGTGACTATGACAACGCATTTTCGGTAAGCCGAGCTAGGACTATATCACGCACAGAAATCAATGCTCTGTGCGAGTGTGCAACCTTAGAGGGATATTATCAAAGCGGTTACACAAAGAAGATGTGGGTATCGTTTAAGGACAACAAGGTCCGAGATACACACAAAGTCGCAGACGGACAAGTCAGGAACTTGTTTGAACCATTTGACATTGGCAACAGCCAGCTGATGTTTCCGCAGGATAGTTCGCTGGGAGCATCGGCAAAAGAAATCGTTAATTGCAGGTGTGTTATGCAACCTGTGAAATAAATTGTAGCTGTGCGTTAAACAGCAAACGTCAAGCCGAGCAACCGGCGTTAATAAGCGTAGACGTAGAAAAGGAGTGTTTTTTATGACAAGAGAAGACGTAAAGGGTATTTTCCCAAACGCAACAGATGAGGAAATCACAGCATTTCTGAACAAACACAATGGCGAAGTCACAGCGGCCAAGTCCAGCGGTGTAAAAGCTGACGAGCTTGCGACACTCAGAGATAAGGCAAAGAAGTATGATGACTATGAGGCTGAGAAGCTGACAGCTGAGCAGAAATTGAAAAAGCTAACTGATGAAGCTGAGGCGGCTAAGATCACCAACCTGAAAATGCTGAACAAGACTAAAGCTGTTGCGGAGTTCGTAAACTGTGGCCTTAAAGAGGACGATTACAAGGGATTTATCGACAGCATTGTTTCAGACAATGAAGAAACTACAGTTAATTCTGCAAAGTCCATTGCTGCAATGCTCACATCTCAGAAGAAAGCCGTTGAAGATAAGCTTAAAGAAGACGGTCTAAGGAATACTCCGAAGCCTCAGGGAGCAGGCGGAAACGACGGACTTACATCTGCTGAAAAGATAGCCGAGAAATTGGCTACAGACAGAGCAAACATTGCTAAAACTGCGGCGGAAGGTCTAAAAAAATACATATAGGAGGTAATTAAATGGCTAATATGATGAAGTCTACAGCCGTAATTGCAGATAAGACAATTCTTGCAAACGGCGAATTTTTGGCAAGACCATATACAATTCAGGCAAGCGCTATCACAGCTGATAGCAACGGAAAGAAAATCGTAAAAGGTGGAACTCCATTTCCTGCAAACGATTCAACCGCTATCGGTCTTCTGCTTGACACAGTTGACGTAACCGACGGCGATAAGACAGTAGCACTTGTGTATGCAGGAACAGTTTCAACCGCTAAGCTGACAGCTAACGGCGTAACAGTACAGACAGCGGCTAAGACAGCACTGCCTAGAATCACATTTTTTTGAATAAGGGAGGCAATACATAATGCAGAATTTTTCAGATGTTTTCACAGCTAAGGCATTTGCTATGTACTGGACAAAGTACCTTGAGCAGGCAAATACAGAAGGCTATCTGGGAACTTCCCTGTTCCCACCTGTAAAGAAAAAGGGTATCGATATAAAGTGGATTAAGGGTAGGTCAGGCCTGCCTGTAACACTCAGCCAGAGTGCGTTTGATACTGTAGCACATGTCAGAGATAGAATTGGCGTAACTGCAATTCAGACAGAAATGCCATTCTTCCGTGACAGCTTCATCGTTAAGGAAAGTGACAGACAGGAAATCTTAAGAGCACAGGACAGCAATGATCCATATGTACAGCCTGTACTCGACAACATCTACAACGATGCCAAGAACCTTACCAATGGTGCAAATGTTGTTCCAGAGAGAATGATCATGCAGCTTCTCTCACCAGCTGACGGCTCACCTAAGATTGAGATATCAGACGGTGCAAAGGTAAGTTGTCTGTATGAGTATGACGTTGACGGCTCATTCAAGACAAACAATTTCAAAGCCCTCACAGGTACAGCTGCATGGACAGACCACAAGAATTCAAACCCTGTGCAGGACATTCTTGACGCTAAGGAAGTCGTTGAGCGTACAGGAAATGTTCCTACAATCGCCCTGATGTCAAAGAAGACACTCAGAGACATCAGAGAGAATGAGAACGTCAAGGCATATATCGTTGCCAAAGCTCAGGCAGCAGGCGGCGTTATTCTCGTAACAGACAAGCTCGTAAAGGAGTACATCTCTGAGGAAACTGAGCTCACAGTTGTTGTAAACAACAAGTCATTTATCGACGAAAGTGGCACAGCAAAGAGATTTTATCCAGATGATATGGTAACACTTCTTCCTGCACAGCCACTCGGTTCAACAGTTTATGGTACATCACCTGAAGAGGCTGACCTCATGGCTGACGGCAAGGCAGATGTTGCTATCGTAAATACAGGCGTTGCAATCGCAACAATCAAGCAGGAACACCCTGTTAATGTAAGAGTTCTTGCGAGCGAAATCGTCCTGCCATCATTTGAGGGCATGGATAACGTTTATGTTATCAACACAAACGCCAAAATCGGTGAGCTTACAGTAAATTCTGTCGCTGGCACAAGTGCATCAGGCAAGACAAAGATAACAGTATCCCCATCTCTGTCAGCAGGCAACTCCTACAAGTATAAGACAGCATCAAGCGTAACTGTTCCTGAGTTTGGCGCAGATTGCAAGACAGGTTACACTGCATGGGACGGAGTATCCGAGATCACCGCAACAACAGGCAATAAGATACTCATCGTTGAGGTAGATGCAAACAACAAGGCTGTAAAGGCTGGTTCAGCTACAGTAGCGTCTAAGGCATAAAAGGAGAGTGCAAAATGGATATGATTGAGCTGTTTAAGGCAAGCGTTCCTGAGGAAAATTCCGAGGAATTGATTATGCAGTATTTAGACACTGCTCAATCAATTATCCTTGCACATCGCTTTCCTTTTGGCACAGACCGCACAGAGGTTGAGCCACAGTACAAAGGCTTACAGTTGAGAATTGCCATAGACCTATACAATAAGCGTGGAGCTGAGGGCGAAAAGGCACACTCTGAAAACGGAGTAAGCCGTACATATGAAAGCTCGTGGGTATCTCAACAATTGCTTGACGAAATCGTTCCGAAAGCTGAGGTATTGTAATGAGAAACCTAATGCGAAACGTTACAAAAATAAGCTATAAGCTGTATTTAGGTGAACAAGATTTACTTGATGATGAAGGCTATAGGACAGGCGAGAAAGGCATAAGTTACTCAGATTTTAGCGAGTGCTATATGTCGATATCAGGCAATAAAAGTGACAGCGAAATGTCACAGTTCGGTCGAAACCTGGACTATGATAGAACAATGTCAACCGCAGATATGAAGTGCGAAATTGACGAACACTCACTGCTGTGGATAGATATTGACGTCAATGGTCCTCACAATTTCATTGTAAAAAAACGCTCTGTTACGCCAAATCAAATGCAGTTTGCCATAAAACAGGTGAATGTCAATGAGGAAGATAGCGTTTAATCTGTCAGAAGATAGCTTGACACAAGCCGTTGAGCAAATGAAAGCATATAAAGCTGAGATACACAAAAAAGCTCAACTACTTGTGGAGCGTCTTACTGATTATGGACTAACGATATGCAGAGCAAAAGTCATTGAAATGGATATCCCTGATACAGGACATTTGCTCAGTCAGGTTGACGGCTACTATAGCCCGTTGCTTAATGCTGGCTTTATTTTCTGTGACTGTGATTATGCAGTGTTCGTTGAATTTGGAACAGGTGTAAAAGGCACGTCACAGCCGTATGCAGGACAAGCCATAAGCGAATGTGGCTATCAATATATGGGCGGAACACATTATATCACGACGCAAGACGGACGTATAGGCTGGTTTTATCCTGCCGATGACGGAACGTGGAAGTTTACACAAGGTATGCCAAGCAGGCCATTTATGTACGAAACAGGGTTGGAAATGCGAAATGCTCTTGACAACATTATTAAGGAGGTTTTTAAGTGATTGACATTGAAAACAAGGTGTTTGACACAGTGTCGAAAGCACTTGAAAAAGCCTTCAAGGGTATATCTGTCAGCAGCATAAACACAGATAAACCCGCAACATTTCCGTATGTATCAATCGTGGAAACAAGCAACTCGGTTGATCCTGCGTACATAGACAGCGGCAGAATTGAGAACGCAAGCAACCTACTGTACACAGTGAATGTTTATAGCAACCTCGCCAAAGGCAAGAAAACGCAAGCAAAAAAAATCAGAAACCTTGTGTCAGACGAATTCGATAAAATCGGCATGATGAGAACATTCTGCCAGCCTATTGAAAATCTATCTGACACATCAATATATCGTATCACAATGCGTTTCGAGTGCAAAGTTGATACGGACGAAATAATCTATAGGAGGTAATGAAATTGGAACACGCAACGATTGATACATATCTCGAATACAAAGAAGGCAGCATGAGCGGATTTGAGATACTGAGTGACATTACATCATATCCAGATCTGTTTACCGCCCCTGAAAAGTTGGATATTTCTGACTTGTCAAGCAGACAGAAAAAATATGCTGAAGGTATGACAGATGTTCCTGACTATACATTTGGAGCAAATTATGTCAAAGTTACCTATGACAAAGTCAAGAAACTTGAGGGCAAAACTGATATCGAGTTTAGGCTTCTTTTTGGCAAAACAGGCCAGTATGGTGCTTGGGGCTGGACAGGCTCAATTTTTGCAAATGTTAAGGGCGGCGAAGTCGGTGGCAAGAGAGAAATGGAAATCACTTCTTATCCGCAGAGTGATATCACTCCGACAATAGTTTCAGATACATAATTTTTTTGGGAGGATAAAACAATGGCAAAGACAATCAATTTCAATTACGAAGGTCAGCACTACGTTCTTGAATTTTCCAGAAGAACAGTAAGACAAATGGAAAATAACGGCTTCACTCTGAATGATCTCTCAGACAAGCCAATGAACACTCTGAACGAGCTTTTTGCAGGTGCTTTCAAGAAAAATCACCGCAACGTAAAGCCTGAACAGATTGACAAGATGCAGGCTCTTTTCGCTGATAAGGACAAGCTTATAGAGACTCTGTTCTCAATGTACAGCGAAACTATTGAGACACTGACAACGAATGACCCTGCTGAGGATAGGGAAAATTTGATAACCTGGAGCGTTGGAGAGTAGACAACGTTCCGAAAGAGCAAACATATACTCAAACATTTCTAAAAGCTTTGCCATTGTACTTATCCATAGGCATGACTGCCAAAGAGTTTTGGGAAGGTGACTGCTGTTTGGCAGTTGCCTTTCGCAAAGCTGATGAGATGACACAAAAAGCAAAGAGAGAAAAGGACAATTTCAATGCATGGCTAACGGGACTATATGTTCAAGAAGCTATCACAAGTTGTTTTTCAAAAGACGGCAAATATTCCGATAAACCGCATGACATTTTCAAAGCCGACAAGGATAATGAAAAAACGTATGATGACATCATGCGAGAAAATGCGGAGAATTTCAGGAAATTTGCAGAAGCATTTAATAAAGGAAGGGCGGCAAATAAGGGCAATTAAACAGACTTATTGCCACCCTTATTTTTTTATATAGGAGGTGAAAAAGTATGGGATTAGACATCGATAAGCTTAGTTTGAAAGTAGAAGCTTCGTCCGATAACGCTGAAAAAAAGCTCGATAAGCTGATTGTTAGGCTCGAAACGCTTAAAAAGTCAGTAGGCAAACTTTCGGGGCTTGACAAGCTTTCCGAAAAGCTCAACAAAATAGCGGCAAGTGCCAATGCTATATCAGGTGTGGATAAGCTTGCAAAGCTTGTTGAAAGCGTTTCAAAGCTATCACAGATAAAGTCTCCGAGTGTTACAAAGACCGTGAACAGCATCAAAAAACTCTCTGAGGCGTGCAATGCAGTAAGCGGCATGAGTAATGTGAGTGTGCTTAAAGAGAATATAACGGCTATTACAGAGGCGTGTAAGCCAATGCAGGAAATGGGTAAGAATAATCTTTCGCCATTCCTTAACAGTCTCAAAAAGATACCTGATATCACAAAGTCACTCGATACAGAGAAAATCAATGAGTTCGCAACGAGAATACGCCAGCTTACCACCGCTATAGAGCCGTTGACAATGCAGGTTTCAAAGGCGGAAAACGGACTTGTTGCACTAAATGGCATTATGAAGAGTTCAATTGCGAGAAATGGAAACCTTGCATCTGCAAATGCCGTAACTGTAAAATCCTATACCAGTTTGTCCTCAGTTTTTAAGGACGCAAGAATAAGAGCCGCCGCACTTTACGTCACAGTCAATAGGACTGTAGATGCACTCGCCGATTGCTTACAATCGTCAAACGAGTATGTCGAAAACATCAACCTATTTACAGTAGCTATGGGCGATTATTCAGAAGAAGCATATAGGTATGCCGAAAAAGTAAATAGTCTGCTTGGCATTGATATTTCTGAGTGGATACGCTTTCAGGGCGTGTTCAAGCAGATAACAACAGGCTTTGGAGTTGCGGCTGAAAAGTCAAACATAATGTCCAAAAACCTGACACAGATAGGCTATGATATAGCATCATTCTTCAACATCTCCATAGAAGACGCTATGCAGAAAGTTGAATCTGGTATTTCTGGAGAACTTGAACCGTTGCGTAGATTGGGTTATGCCCTTGACGCCGCAACACTTCAGCAGATAGCCTATGATAATGGCATTCAGCAGAACATCAACACCATGACGCAGGCTCAGAAGTCACAGCTAAGATACGTCGCTATTCTTCAGCAATCTACAAATGTTATGGGCGACATGGCAAGAACCATCGTCACGCCTGCAAACTCTATGAGAATTTTGCAGCAACAGTTTGAACAGCTCAAGAGAGCCATAGGCAACATTGTGAGCGTGTTTGCTGTGAAGATGATACCATATGTCCAAGTGTTTGTAAGACTGCTCACAGACGCCGCTAACGCCATTGCAAAGTGGTTAGGCTTTGAGCTGCCGACGATAGACTATTCTGAGGTTGGCAAAGGTCTAAGCAGTGTAACAGAGAATGCAGATGATGCAACAGAGTCTGTCAAGGAAACAAAGAAAGCGTTGCTTGCACTTGCTAGCTTTGATGAGATAAATCAGCTCAATCTTGACAAGAACAACGGCAATGACAGCGGAGATACCACAGGCAACAAATATGATCTCGGCATTGATTTGCCTGAATATGACTTCCTTGCAGGACTTGACAAGCAGACGGACGCACTTTACAAAAAAGTCAAAGCTCAGCTGAAAGAGCTCTACAATTGGCTCAAAAAGCACAAGGATATGATTAAAGTCATTGCAGGACTATTGGCAACAGTATGGGCAGTAAATAAAATTGCTAACCTGATTAACTGGGTGAAGAAGCTTAAAGGGGCATTTGGAGGTCTAAGCGTTATAAAAACGTGCAAAACGTGGCTGAAAAACTTCACGGACGGGTTTAAAAATTCTGAGGCTACATCATTCTTTGGAAAGATGAATGACGGAGTTAAAAATTTCAGAAGCAATCTATCGCCTGTTGTGAAGATGCTGGGAACCATCGGCGGAACAGTTATATCTGGGTATGGAAGCTATAATTTGTTTAAAAGCCTTACAGCAGATACCCTCAATTGGAAAAACGCACTAGGAGATTCTGCATTAATCGTGGCAGGATTAGGCGTTTCTTGGCTTTTTGGCGGTATTCCGGGGCTTGCCATAGCTTCAATCGTAACAGCATTCGAAGCTTTAAATGGAGCCGCTAAAGGAGCAGCCGAACAGGTAAATAAAGCGAGAGATCAATTAGTTAATGCCGAATGGAAAACATCTGGCAAAAACATCACAGATGTCGCAGAGTCCTTGCAAGACTATTATTCAAAGCTGACAGAAAGCGATCAATCTTTTCTTGACGGGGCAAAAAATCTTTCTGAGCTTAGCAAAAGCGCGGAGGAAACAACAGGAAAGATTAACCTGTTAATAAAAACGCTGAGCGAATCAAAGTTTGATACTAACAGCCTCGGTGAGCTTAAAACGGAATTTGAAAGTCTTGCAAAGACAACTAGAGAGTATGTCAAGGAAAGTAATGACAATTTTAAGTTGTTTATACTAGCTAATAGTGATATGCTGGAAGCCCAAGGTTACTCTGTTGCCGAAATGACACGAATAGTGAATGGCGGCACAAACAATAGCATGGCTAAAATAGACGAGCTGATGAGTAAAATAAATGACTTAACAAGCAAGTCATCATTGTCAGACAGCGATATCAGTTCTTTGAAAGAATATGAAAATCAGCTAAGTGCAATCGCTGGAATAAAAGTTGATGAAACAACAAGTTCTTTGGAATCACTTAAAGAAGAGGCAAGAAACCTTTCGAGCCAAAGAATCAATCTAAGCAACTTTAAGACAGCACAAGACACTCTCAACAAAATGACAAAAGACTATGCTGAGGCTTTAAAGACATTGAAAAAGTCAAAGCAAGAACAGCTTAAAACAATTTCAGCTCTTGACGTATCCAAAGACGAAAAAGAAAAACTAACCGAAGCAGTTAATTCTCTGTTCGATATCAAATATGAACAGCTCACTTCTGTTGGTTCGACTTTTAAAACGATACGCCAGAAAATTGATGATTGTGTATCTGAGACTAAGGAAGACCTTAAAAACTTCACTTCGTCTGGAAGTTGGGCTGGCAACAGTTTTCTTCATGCTTTTGGAATAGGGACTTCTGATGAAGAAGCTGCAAAAAAAGAAATAGAAAAAGTGTTTGGAGATTTCACAGACTCTTGGACAACGCAAAAAAATGTTCTCATGTCAAAGGGCTTGTCAACAAAGGAAATAAATGATTTGTATAATGTTAAAGCGTTGAAAAATGTTCCAGACAGCATAAGTAAAGCTACAACGGCAGTACAAAAGGTAATGGACAACGTTCTTCATGCCTCAACAAGTGAACAGGTATCAAAAGATACAATAAAAATGTGGCAAGACGCAGCTACAAACCAGACAAAAGGATATTTGGATAAGTTTTATGAAGCTACTCCGCAGGTTTCAAAAGCTTCCAAAGATATGGCTGGATCTTCAATTAATTCCTTTAAAGATACGCTGGGCATTCATTCTCCGTCGAAAGTAATGTACCAAATTGGTGTCTTTTTCCTCCAAGGCTTCATGAACGGCATAAAATCGCTGTCAACGTTTATGAACACTTACGTAGCAAATACAGCGAAATCAGCCGTTAAAAAATTTGATACAAAGTCCACGACAACCTCAATCGGTATCAAATTTATAGACCGCTTTAAAAACGGCATTGACCTGAGGAAAAACAGCCTCATCAATGATATAGTTGACATTTTCAACACAATTCTCGACAAGGCAGATAGTTTCCACGTCCAGTTCTTCAATTCGTTCAATAGTGCGGTACCTGCAATACAGATAGCCTCAAATGGCATTCTTGCCGCTATGGGGCAAGCTGTATCTATACCACAGATAAGCTATACAGCACCTGGATATCGTGTGCAGGGATATGCAAGAGGCGGTTATCCTGCGACAGGTCAGCTATTTGTTGCAAGAGAAAACGGCACACCTGAAATGGTCGGTTCTATCGGTAGCAGAAACGCTGTTGCAAATAACAATCAGATCACTGCGGCAATCAGTCAAGCAGTATATCAGGCAGTACGTGAAGCAAACAGAGATACTCAGAACAGCGGTAGCAGAAACAATGAAATGACAGTTAAAATCGTTCCTGACAAGAACAGTTTCGTGAAAGTTGCTGTTGACGGGATAAACGATACAACCAGACGGACAGGTAAAAGTCCGTTGCACTAAAGTGAGGTGGTGACACAATGCTAAAATTCGACGGTGTAGAAATGCCTGTACCTGCAGATTTGCAGGTACAGAACAACAAAATCTGGTCGGATAATACAGGACGTTCAGCAAACGGAAAGCTTGTTGGCGATATGGTGTGCATAAAGAAGAAATTAATCATATCGTGGGTACACCTCACAGGTGAGCAAGCCGCATTGATAAATCAATACATTTCTAACGTAAGCAAGCCGTTTTTCAGCGTGACATTTACAGATGAAACATTTGTTGAGCAAACGTGCACCATGTATGCAGGTGACACAAAATATGATGTGCTAAAGTGGGTCTCACCGATGAAGTATCTGAAAAATGTTGCAGTAGACCTAATCGAATGCTAGGAGGCGGTGAATATGTATACTGTGCAGAATGAAACCGTCTCTCAGCGTATCGAGAGCTATTGCCGTACTTGGCGGCTGTGGATAGAGAATGCAGAGGGTGTTATATCAGGTGACAGCATTATGTCAGCTGATAGCTCCATGCAGGCAACAAGCCTTTCCGATGACATCGAGCTGGGCGCAGTATGTTCGCAATCGTGGAACATGACCATAAGTGACACTGAAACAGCGTTTCTCGGCAAAGAGTATGACACCTATCTGTATCTCGTAGACTACGAAACTAGCGGCATACTTGACGGCGAAAAAATACCAATGGGACATTTCACCTGCGTTAAGTCGAAAAAGTCTGGCGGCAGTGTCCAGCTGACAATGGCGGACAGGCTGTACTTTTCAGACAAACCATATGTGCCGCATATTCCTATGCCAAACTGGAATAGATCCGTTGAAGACGACATTTGCAGACAGCTTGGTTTGCAGAATGGAAATGATTATACGGAAGTCAGGTTGCTGCGTGACAAGAACGGCAGAAGGCTGATAGATAAGAACGGCAAGGTGCTGTACTCAAAGTATTTCTATTTCAAAGTCAGCTCATTGCCAAAGGACGTGACCATGCGCCAGATGCTGTCCTATCTGGCTTCTGCACAAGGGCAGTTCGGGTATGTTGACAGGTACGGAAAGTACGTCCGAAAGTGGTATGGCAAATCGGTGAAAACGCTTGATAACAACACAATAGACCTGCCAACACTGTCTGAAAGGCAGAACGCTATCGTGGGCATTATCTGCAAAGTGGGTGATGATGTAACGTTGTCACTAGGCGTGACAGACACAACACAAGGACGTGTGCTAGAATTTGAAAATCCATACATGACAGAGTCACTTTTGCAATCTCTGTGGCGCAGGATAGGTGGTTTTTCATGGTATACAACAGAATTGTATCACAGATTAGGCGATCCACGTTTCGACATAGGTGACGTGGTGACCTACACCAACGGTACAGACAGCTATGATATACCGATAACAAATTTAGGATTTACCTTTGACGGCGGACTGAGTGCTGATATTTCGGCGGTAGGTTTGAGCGTTGAAGAACAGCTTTAAGGGGGGCGAGATAATGGCTGATGAAAATTTGACATTGTCGCAGGATATCACCGAAAACGATTATCCTATGCAACACGCAGGCGAGGAAATCGATGAGATACTGAGCCGAGCCGGCAAGATACACTATGGCACTGTGGAATACAAGATGACGAAAGCGAATCCACTGATGCAGATACCACTTGGACTGACCTTTGCACCTAAACAGGTAATAGCAACGCTACGGCAGACAGGTGCACCAACACCATATCAGAACTACTGCACCCACGTCTATGGGTCAGGAACGTCATACTATCTGAGTGTCTGCATGGGAGCTGGGGCAACAGGAACCGTGCCAACAGGAACATACTATGTGGATTACATTGCAATAGAGTAAAGAGGGGTGATTAAATTGACAATAACACTAAACACAGAGTATGACGTAACACTGAACACAGCCCTGCTGGGCTATGTCGGTGAAACAAACGCCAGACCCGTGTCTGTTGAGGGCATGGAGATAGACGGCGCAGACCGCTATGTGTTAACGATAGACTACGGCGACGGCACTGCCTATGAGGTCGATATCACAGACGGCACATGGACGCCTACTGCTGATATCTTGCGGTCAGCGCAGACAGTATCGTGTCAGATAGCGGCTAAAAAACTGTCAGGGCAGGAATATATCCTAGTAAAAAAATCACGCATTTTCCGCCTGAGAATAGGTGCAGCTATCGGTGATAATGCCGTGCCGTCACCAAGTGTGGCAGCTGACGCACTAGACCGCATAGATGCCATAGGCAGACAGGCACACGCAGATATGCAGACAGCCGTCACCGCCGCAGAAACGGCAACTACAGTGGCAGAGAATGCAAAGAAATCTGCCACAGCCGCAGAGAAATCAGCAGATACCGCAGAACAGGCGGCAGGCCGAACGGAAACCGCACAGGCATCTGCAGAAACGTCCGCAACACAGGCTGAAACGGCAAAGCAGGGTGCAGAAAACGCCCGTGCTGAGGCGGTCACATCACAGAATAACGCTAAAATATCCGCAGCGCAGGCATCAACAGCGGCACAGCAGACTGAAGCTGATAAGACAATAACGTCAGGATACGCTAAAACTGCCAAGACAAATGCTGACAGCACTGCGGCAGACAGACAGGCGGTGCAGACGTTGGCAACGCAGGTGACAGCCGACAAGGCTACAGTGGCAGGCAATGCCGCTAAGGTTGCAGAGGACAGGACAGCCGCTGAAACTGCCGCACAGACAGCGCAGGCGGTGGCTGACAGCCTGCCTGAGGACTACACAACCGCTGTCGGAAAGATAGCTGAAAACACAGCTGAGATTTCTGCGGTAAAGCTGTCGGACAAGGAACTGCAAAGGCGTGTGGACGCACTGTATTCCATCGGTCAGGGTATCACGCACCAGTTTGAAACAGATACAGATACGGCATATGCTAAGACTATCCCTACAGGGGCGAAGTTGATGTCAGTGAAGTCTGTTGGCGGTAGGTCGATTGTGTTTAACCAGCTGATACCTGACAGCATAATTCATGTTACAGTAACGATTGACGAAGATGTTACCGAGGATAAGTGGATTAGCCGTATCGAAGCTGACACGTCAAATATAATTAGCGCACATGGTCATAAGGTATTGGGGAAATGCGTAAAAGACGCAAGCAACCCAACTGCAAATGTTGTAGTGCGTTTTGGCGATAACAATGCCAATATTTCAAACGGATATGAATCAGAACATTCCACTGAAAAGGGAATATACACCCTGCAATCTAGCGTTAAAAATGGTGCCCTGTATTATCGTGCATTTGCAGGCGCAACCGCAGGCACATACAAATTTACACTGCAATTGTTTGACCTCACCCTCATGTTCGGATCAGGCAACGAACCTAGCACAGTGGAAGAATTTGAGAAAATGTTCCCTGCCGATTATTATCCGTATAATGCTGGGGAGATTGTCAGTGCAGGAGTGACAGAGGTCGCTGTGGGTGATAGCACCTACCCTATCCCCGAAGCAATCCGCAATCTGCCTGGCTACGGCTGGAGTGCAGGAACGGCACGAAATTACGTTGATTACGAAAATAAACGATACGTTCAATGTGTCGGCAGCGTTGATTTGGGGACGCTGAATTGGGGATTTAATACGACTTCCGGTGTTGGAAATCATTTCTATGCGTCCGTGAAACATCTCAATTTTAAATATTTAGGTGCGTTTGGAACAATCGTTTATAATATATTGTGCAGTAAATATGTGACAGTTGCGAGAAGTTCCAATGTATTTGTCGATAAAACACTCACGCTAGACGGAAGTAGTACCAGAGTTTCGCAAATTCAGGTCAAAGACACCACCTACACCGACGCAGCCGCATTTAAACAGGCAATGCAGGGCGTTATCCTATACTACGAACTAGAAACACCAATCGTCACCGACATATCATCGTTAATACCAGATGATTTTCTGCGAAACCTAACAGTTGAGGCAGGCGGTTCAGTAACATTCAAAAACAGCAACGATAATTACCATATACCAGTGCCGTCAGAAGAAGAGTATATCGTGAAACTGAGTGAAATAGGAGGTACAACATGACGGAATTGCAAAAAAAGATGATGGAGAAGCTAGGACTGACGGAAGATAATTTCCGCAAACCCAAAGTCACCGAGATAGACAGGATAAAGGCAAACGTCGATTTTCTGGCTATGCTGAACGGTGTTGAGTTGGAGGTGAGCAGCGATGAGTAAAAACTATGCAAAGGTCAAGAGATACTATGACAACCGTTTGTGGTCGGCTGCTATGGTGCACACCGCCGTCGGTAAGTGGATCACGGCTGAGGAGTATACAACAATCACAGGGCAGAAATACGAAAGCGAGGTAGTAAAGTGAAGTACATAATAATGCTGATGATCGTGATAGGGCTTGCACTGGCTGATTTTGCCACTGGCTGGATAAAAGCCTATTGCAAAGGCGACGTTAGGTCGTCAAAGATGCGCAAGGGCGGTCTGAACAAACTAGCCGAAATAGTTGTCATGGGCGTGGCAATCGGTTCGGAAATCGGTTTTGAGCAGCTGGGTCACTACTACGGACATAGCGAACTGGCAGGCATTGCAGGAACGATAACCGCACTAGCTGTTTTCGGATATATTTTTGCTATGGAAATAGTTTCTATACTGGAAAATTACGGAGAGATAAACCCACAAGCCAGTTGGATAAACAAAATAGTGGCAAAATTTGGAGTTTTCAAGGACAAGGAGGACTAAACTATGACATTCGATGAATTTGTAAAAAAGTACAAGGGCAAGGGCATTAATTTCGATAAGTTGTACGGTGTACAGTGTTTTGACCTGGCGAACCAGTACAACAAAGATGTTGTCAAATGCGGTATGTTCACAGGTCTGTATGCTAGACAAATCTACGAAGATTTCGACAAGCAGGCGGTCAAGGGCTATTTTATCAGAATTAAAAACACGCCGTCATTCGTTCCGAAAAAGGGTGATATCGTTGTGTGGGGCGGTAGTCTGAACGGCGGTATCGGTCATGTTGCCATAGCCACAGGCGAGGGTAACACAAGGTATTTCTACAGCTACGATCAGAACTGGTTGGGCAAAAATGACCCATGCACGAAAATCAAACACAATTACAACCATGTTCTTGGCGTTCTGCGCCCGAAAAATCAGAGCGTTATCAATCCGCCCACACTGGAGACGAAAGGCTATAAAAAAGGTGCGAGCACAGACGGGTCATATGCCCTGAAACAGTTGCTAATCCTTGATGGCGCAAAGCTGGACGATAATGCAATCATCGGCAAGGGCACTGTCGGTGCTATCAACAGCCGCCTGAAAGGTTGGGGATATAGACCAAACGGCATAGCAGGAAAGAAATTCATCAAAAAATTAAGACAGAAAATCCAGAAATAGTCGCATAAATTTCGCATAAAATTCGCATAAATTTAGCCGTCAGAGCGTTTGCCCTGGCGGCTTTTTTATTGCGAATACACAGTTATTGCAGCACCTTGTGAATCGTGCTGATATCATTATCATCACGCTCAGCGTTGACGAAGATTGTATTCAGCCACTTCACCTGATAGCCGTTGTTGGTATGGTAGCCGTGAAAGTGCGCACGCCTGATGTGCGGTGCTTTCGGTGCGCTGTGACCTTGTGGGCTATGCTGATAACTAGCACTGCTTTCAGCCTGCCTATGCTTGCGCACGGCAATGCCAATGCGGTATCCTACATTGGCTATGGCTGATTTCTGTGGCTGTGCAGACGGCTTCTGAGGGCGTTGTGCGGTGGGTTTCTTTTGCACCTGACGTTTCGTAACAGGTGCGATTTCAGCGTTTACGGCTGATAGGTAGACAACAAATTGCAACATTTCAGCGTATTCAGTCACCAAACTATCATTAATGGTGGTTTCAGAACCCACCATTTTCTGCAGAATACCCTCAACGGTATCATCGGCCGTGAAACGCATTACAAATCCGTCCGGACGATCACCATCAAAGAATTCAGCCATGCAGATATCGTTGTCCTGGATATCAACGAAAAATCCTAGACTATCCTGGTGTTTGCGCTGAACATAAAAACTATTGCATGGCAGTTGCGTCAACGTTTCTGTACTGATGTGCAAATCTGACTTGCCCTGACCACTCAGCAGGCTGGCAAAATCATCATCAAAAACATATATCTGGCGTCCGCCATAATACCAGTTATTTATACATTTCAGTACGCACAGGTTGTTCAATCCCTCTTCCGATAGCAGATACGCATTAGCTTTTTCACAGGCATAGTCAAAACTATATCTGTGAATGAATTTGTCGAACGCATATGCTCTCATGGCGTCAGCTATCTCCGTGTGGGTCGCTGTGTGACCGATATGCCGTATCAGTTCGATGTTATCAGCCACTACCATGTCGGGTAGCAAGGTGCTTTTCTGTTTCATAACTACTCCTCCTGCTCTGTTTTTTTTATAGTATATCATCAATACATATATATGTCAATGATATACAGAACACTTTGTACGATTGCACTAAAACCTACATTCGTATTTGTCAAAGTATATAAAATCTGCACTTTGATATTGACAAGTGCAGATTTTAGTGCTACAATATAGGAAATTAATGAAAAGGAGCGGTTGCTATGAAACCTATGACAACGGAAGAATTTAAGAGACAGATATATTTATTAGGACAGATATATGGTAGAATAATTCGAGAGTGTCCTGACTTGGACACTAATCTAAGATTTAGAAATGCTTGCACAAATCCAATGGCTGGAACAACATTTATGTTTATGACAGCAATGAAAGCCCAACGAATAACACCTGAAATGAAAGAATACATCATAGAACGATACAACGACGTTGACGCAGACATCGGCGAACGTTTCCCAATTAATATTGAATTGCAGGGGACGTTTCAATTCGGATATTTTAATGCTCAGCGAGATTTTAACGCCAAAAAAACCATTGACAGAATAGGTCTTACCCAGCAGGAAATAGCCGACAAGCTAGAAGTTTCTAGCACCATTGTGGGACGCTGGTATAGGGGAGAGGCAGTTCCTCGTATCCGTTCACAATACGAACTCGAAAAACTCGCATGGGAAAATAACAAATAATGTAGAAGAATGACCGCAGGTGATATTAAATCAGCTGCGGTCATGTCATATTTCGTGTCATATGCTTATCGTTTAGGCTAATATTTTATCATTTTTACGCATATTTTAGCATTTTAGAATATAAAGAAAACCGCCTATCTACGCCATTTGACGTAAACAAGCGGCTTTTCGTATGGTGCGGGCGACAGGACTTGAACCTGCACGGTGTTGCCAATAGAACCTAAATCTATCGCGTCTGCCAATTCCGCCACACCCGCATACAAAATAACATTATTATTTTATCATAAACTCCCTACTTTGTCAAGACCTTTTGCTCAAAAAAATGCCCGATGCTCAAAACATCGGACTGATTTTTTTTATAATCTCTTAATATTGTCAAGAATTATCAGCTTGTGTGTAAAACCCTCAAGCTTGTTTTTGATATCGCCGTTCTTTATAAAAAGGAGTGTTGGCAGTGCTGTAACGTCATATCTCTTCGCAAGATCTGGCTGAGACGTGATATCACACTTAGCTATGATAGCGGTTTTTCCAAGCTCCTCTGCAGCTTCGTTAAGCCCTGCCTCTGTTCTTTTACAGTGAACACAGGTAGGTGAGTAAAATTCTATAACAAGCGGTTTGTCTGCTGATATCAGCTCGTTGTAATT